GTAATGGTGGCACATCTAATAGATAATTCTCTGTTGGATGTTGGAAATCAAATACTATTATGACCTTCTTATCACTGAATCCCATCAGATCCATACCAAAGCAAGGGACTATCTCCTGTCCTACCTTTGGTGTCTTAGGATAGATGATATTATTGTGTATATTAAGCTTCTTTCCGTCCCATATATCTACATGCCTAGACTTTAGGAAATACTTACCACTGTATAGATCAGCAGTTAACTTAGTGCCTTTCTTATTCTCCCATGTTGCATGATTGGATTCAAATTTGAGGTCAGGGAACACGTCAAAGACTGCCGACCTATAGCCAGCCCATAAATCAGTCATCAGTTTCTCATGTTTGTTTCAATACGACCCTTGATGCTATTCATCTCAGAGTGGTCATCATTACTATCTGAGTGGAAGACTTGCTCATACCCACTCTTTTCTATTATCTTGTCTCTTATATCCATCTGACGCTTCTCTTTAGCAATACGTCTGAGAAATGCGTAGTAAATTATTTGTGTGAAATAAGCGAAGGGATTCTTTGACTTGGCAGGATCAAAATTATCAATATACTGGACACAATTCTCTACTCCATCAGAGATCATGTCCTCTTTAAACATATAGTTAATAAAGTTTGGTCTGTATGATAAATGTGTAGCAATCTTTAAGAAACATTCAGCAAGGTAGTGTGTTATCCTTGGTTTTTCTTTATCTAATGTACGTGCTTCATCTACTGCCTGGCGATACTTAGTTATCTCCTCCAGAAACTTTTTATTATCTACATAGTGTTGTTTTGATTTACGTGCCACAGCCATATTCCTGTTTCGCCTGTATACATTATATAAGAATGTTTACTTATTGTCAATGGAGTTAGTTCTTCTCCAGAAGTCCTCCAACCTAGCTCTAGTATCTGATACCTTGCCAAGTAGTCCCATATTCTTATTCATCTTTACTTCAACTTCAGATTTGTTACCACCCTTTTCTTTTCTAACCCACATCTTATACATGAGTACAGACTCCATAGACATAGGTGCCACAGTGACAACATCATCTTCATTAATCATATAGAATTCTTCGTCAGCAAACATCATCCATTTGAGTAGACCCACTGCCATACCCATCTGTCCATCCTTTTCAACCTGATGATTGTGAGGACATGCAGGATCTTGTACATAAAATACAGTTTTACCTGGTGCTGAGTCCTCCTCAGTAGCAATCATAGTGCCTAGTATAGTCTCTCCAGACGTAAGCTTGATTACCCCAAAGAATTCTTGTTCGTGTCTGATATAGTTAATTGTCATCTCTTTAAATTAACCTTGGTGATTTCATAATCAAATGCTTCTTGGTCATATATTTTAATCCTTTCTGATAAATGTCTTAATGTATAGTTGTATTGATGATCTTTAGAGCAGTCATCAGCAATATCATAAAGAGTTGCCTGTGCTTTATTATCACCCTTTCTCAAAACCCTACCAATGGATTGCAAATTCCTTACCCTAGACTTACTAGGAGAAGCAAAGATAACATTATGAAGATTCTTAATATTAATACCAGTGGAGAAGGTTCCATACGATGCTAATATTATAGCATCTTTTTCACGTTCGCATATGCTACGTGCTTCTTCCCTCTCTACAGCATCAACACCACCGTGTATAAAGAAGATCTTACGATCTTTACTTACCTTATTATTTATCATTTCCCACAGAGGTTCTCCGTGCTTCTCGATATAGTTAAAAAGCACAAGAGTATTACCCTTTAAATCTAGTGCTAGATTGCAAATGAAGTTGCTACGTCTGGTGTGCATGCATAAGTAATCCATCTCCTGTTGATAATGATCAAAGGGTACCCACCCATGTCTAAGTAGTACAATCCGCACCTTCAATGGTGTCAGATGTCCTTGCTTCATCAACTCAACTGTCTTGGTTACCGTATCAACCCTACCAAATAGTCCTTCTAGTACTAATTGGTGTGCTTCCATACCATCTAACGTACCAGTTAACCCTACCTTATACTTCGCATCATGGCACTTCGTAAGGATGCCTGTGAGTGATTTAGCTTTATAAAGATGTGCTTCATCCCCGATAACGACATCAAAACGTTCAAAGAACTTCTTGGGTTCCTTGTAAATGCTCTGCCAAGTTGATATAATGACAGGATTATCGACATACTTTTCTTCACCTGCACTGATCTTATGAACTTCCCTGACATTCCAACCATAATCTATAAAATCCTTATACAATTGTTCTACAAGAGAGACAGTAGGAACAATAATTAATATCTCCCTCTTCTTAAGTAGGTGCCAACGCACCAATGCATATATTATTAACGATTTTCCCGAGCCCGTGGGGGATAGTAAAAGCTTGCGACGAAATTTAATCGCAGAGTAAATTCCCTTGAGTTGGTAATCTCTGATCTTAAAGGGGATCCTAAGAGCACGAATAAAAGCCGCTGTGCCTTCAGGTGTGACATACTCTTCTACCTCATTAGGTCTTCCAAAGTATTTATCTTTAAGTACCTCATATTCATACCCATGTGTCTCTAGGTAGTCAGTAAGGTAATCAAATAGACCAACATATATCTCACCAGTACCAGGTGAATACAATCTTATCTTTCCATCCCAGTATCTTCGTTTGACTGCTGGCATATACTTAGCACCAGGCACTTCAAACTGAAAATGCTCACTTAATTCTTTATGAAGATGAGGTTCTGCTTCCACCTTGAGGAAGATCTCATTCTTCTTTATGATGGTGGTCATCGAATCCCATAATACTTTACAATTTCGATAGTATTCTTAATAGCAAATCCTCTATTATGGATCTCCTTAAGTATCCTATCAATAGAATTTATACAAGTTTCAAGGTAGTCTATTTTCTGCTTAGCTCGGCACACCTCATCGTCACTATCAATGAACATATCAAGATCACCCTTTAATACCTTAAGATCAAAGGGTTTCTCTGCGTACACATATGATGGTGCCTTCCCATTGTAATATAACCACTTCTCTTTATATAACTTACTATACTTTGTCTGTGCATCAGACATCATAAGTTTAAATTGATTATGTAATTGCAAGTATTTTGCATGGAGTCTAGGAGTTTCCATACTATCGTTGGCAAGCAACTCAGGTAACTCTCTGTGATCAAAAAATGCTTCAGCATCCTTTGCCCATAACTCCTCAATCTTTTCTAAATTCATAGGTAATCACCACAATCATTAACTGTTACATCACATCCATACTGTCCACCAAATTCTCCTTGAGGAAACGTATTGAATGCTATACTAAACCTATCCACCTCATAGTTTGGTTCCGATCCGTGGATAACATAACTAGGAAACACTATCAACCCACCTGGACCTAGGTGAGTAAACAGTTTACAATCCTTATCAGGGTATCCATCTAGATGGAATTGACCCCACTCCCTATCCTTTACAGGATCTAAAAATATAGTAGGTGCTCCTTTAGTAAGATAGAATATACCACTGAGATATGACATAGGATGACGATGAAAGTCATGTCTGTCTCCTGTGTTAGCATCAGATCTATTAGCCCAAGACTTATTAACTACTAATCTATCAGTGTGCCACCTCTCCTTCTTATGAAGAGAATCAATACACTCTTGAAACCACTTATGAATGGGGAGAAACTCCTTTCTATTCTGTATAGCACCACTTGTTCCGACACCAGCAGGTTCATTCTGTCTGGTGAATTGTAATTTCTTTACTTCCTCTAGTGTAATGGTAGTTAGTTCTTCTGAAGCACGAAACTTGAAGAACCTCACAGGGAATGCAGGACATTCCTCATAATAAATTGTCATTTATTCCAACTGCTTATTACGTTTAGTGTCTTCCTTAGATCTGATCTGATATGCAAGGTATCTGAATGATACTGTTGCCATAGCATACTCTGTGCCATCTACTGTAGCATTAAATTCCAATGCATTCAACCCTATAGGTATAAGGTCTTCAAATACTACATCAAAGTTGTGTTGGAAATTACTATTCAACACCATTAAAGTAGCATCAGCATATAGATCGTTGTTACCAAACAACTGCTGCATCTTTAGCACAAAATCTTTTCTCTCAGTAGTACTATCAGGAGTACCTAGTGCACGGATCCAGTTGTGTAGTATCAAATAGTTTTCTAGGTTTTCATCTACAAGAAATGACAAAGTTAATGGGTCATATTCAATGAAACCTTCCAATGGTAGTGATCTAAATGGTGTGGACTGCTGCTGAATACTAAGATTCATGCTAGGTATGTTAGCAGTCTGACAAAAGTAAGACACCTTTGGATATTTTGCGAGAGCAAACTTGAACCCTATCGGAGATAGGAAGTTTCTATTCTCTATTTGCTTGTTCCAGGTTGTCATATCTATACGTTAGTCGTTCCCAGATTCCTCTGGCATGATTGTTATGCTCAACTAATTTCTGAGCCCAAATCCTATCTTCCAGACTGACTTCCCTGTTAAGTTTAGTTTTACAGGCAATGATTGTCAGTCTAAGTCTATAGTCCTTACTTAACATATTTATATCCTTGGTATATATCCTTTATACTTTTGCACTTGTGGTAAAATATCTTCCTCTACTCTCTCTACAATCTTATCTATTATATCAATATCAATGTGCATAAATGGTGGGATGATTCCTAACATTCTGAGTGTACCATCTAAGAATAAAGCAAGAGTAGTAAAACCTAAGATCATACTAATGATAGTTGCTTCCCTATTATGCTTACGCATCGACTCTTCATCAATTGCCCTTGCTTCTGCAACTGCAATCTCGACTGCCTGAGCAATCATCCTATCGACCTCCTCCTTTGTATAGGAGATCTTTTTGATCATTTCTTCGGTCATAATCCTATTGTAGCATTACATCCAGTATTCGTCTAGTACGTCAAATGTCCTGTTTAGATATTCATTCGCTCCTATACATTCCCACTTACCCTTCTCACCAATTTCACACTTGTAGTGTAGTTCTCTTTTGAGTTGCATTAACCTGTTGGTCATAGCAACTTTGTCTAATCTGCCGTTCATGGCTATACCTATTCTACTTAAGTATTTAGGTAAATCCATAAAAAAAGAGACCCCGAAGGGTCTCTCTGTCTGTATATCGTAACGATATTTACATTAGGTTTGTTACCTTAACACGTCTGTAATAACGGTTAGCGTTAGCAGTAAGAGCACCTTGACCTTGTGTAAGACCCTCAGCGAATGGGTTTGCAACCATTCCGTAACGAGTCTTAAAGCCAATTTTAGGTTGGAATGTATCCTGACCTACGGCTCTGACCATCTGTAGAGGCACATAAGGACAATAGAATAGTCCTGCGTCATATGCAGATGATCCCTTGTATCCAGAAACATAGAAGTGATTGTCACTTACGTTTGCTGAGTAAGGGTCAACGTATACCTTGATACGTCCGTTAAGGGTACCAACTAGAGTAGAAGAGTTGTCATCTACGTTTCCTAGAGGGTTAACTGCACTAGCTAATCCAGAAGAATAGTCAAGCACACCAGCCATAGAGAGAGCAGATGCCACATCAGCAGAGCAGATGAGGATGTTGCCCTTCCCACGACGAGTTTCATGCCCGATAGCATTCATGTCTCTTTCGATCTGGAAAAGAAGTCCCTTAAATTTTTCAACTGACCATCTACCGTTTGAGTCAACATCTAAGTCGAATACTCCAGCAGTAGCTGTGTTGTTTTGTGCACCTGGGCGAGCGATCTTGTAAACAGTTCTAACAACTTCTCTGTTGATCTCAGCGAGAACTTCAGTAGAAAGAATGTTTGCAAGCTCAGACTCAGCGTCTAAACCGTGCACTGCTTTCAAGTCTTGAGCAAGCTCTAAACTGTACTCTGCCTTTAGGGCTCTTGACTTAGCAGTAACAGTAACCTTCTCAATCGAGAATCCCATCTCGTTGAAGTGGTTAGTTGCACCGTCACCTAATGCTTCAGACTGAGCAGTAGTCATACCCTGACCACCGATTGTATATTGTCCTGCACCATCAGTTAGCAGACCTGGGTTGCTACCTGTCTGAGTGTTAGATGCTAAACCATTAGCACTGTTCTCAGATGAATGCTCAGTGTCAACTTCGTTGAAGAATGTTTCAACTGCACTGTTGGCAATATCTCTGTTTGTGCCTTTTGTGGATCTCATTGCGAAGATAAGTCCTGTTGGACCTGTCATCGGTTGAACTCCGCAAATGTCGTAAGCGATTAGCTTAGGCATACTACGACGGATTAGTGAAATAAGTACTGGGTCAAAACCTGCAACAGGACCTGTAGCTGTGCTACCACCTGAGTAACCAGTACCACCCAAAGAGTTGGTTGGTGCTGCTTCAGTTACGAGCCCACGCTCTTCTTTCAAAAATCTTTCTTGGTTCTCCAGGAGGACTGATGTTACCGCTTTTCTATAGGTATCCTTAATAGGATCGAGCTCAGAATGCTCTAGAATTGGGTCCCACTTTTCCTGAAGTGCTTCTGCGTTAAACATTGTTAACTGACTCCGTAAGAAATAGATTGTGGATTATTTGCCCCATCTAGCGATTGCTTGTGCATATGCTTCCATAGCACTACCGCTTTCTGGTGCGTTCTCTACTTGGACATCCTCAGTGACCGTAGTCTTCTCAGGCTTTGTAGAGAAATAGGATTCACGTAGTGTAGAAACCTTCGTGCGGAAGGATTCTTCATCGACAAACTCAACAGCTTCTGCTAGAGAAATAAGTTTCTCTTTCTGAGAGAGACTTAAGCCCTCTGCAATCTCTGTCACAATCCCATTCTTAATATAGCCGCCAACCTGTTTAGACAGACCAACGTTTTCTTCAATTGATTCGTTGAGTTTAGACTCCATATTGTTAAGCTGACTCTGTAGATCATCTACAAAATCAACTTTCTCATCGGGAATTTCAATATAATTCTCGACGAAAACTTGCTTAAGACCTTTAAGTACTGACTCTCCCATCTCTGCCTTAATACCTGACTCAAGAGCAAGATGATTCTTCTTCATCCATGCTTCTACAGCGTATGTAAGGTACTCATCTACCTTCTCAGAGAGGTCTGTCTTTACAGTCTCAATTTCTTCTTCTAGTGCCTTTGCATAGTCTACATGCATGCGGTCTAGTTCTTCATTAAGGCGAGACACTACTGCTGCTTCAAAGATAGTTTTTGCTTTCTCTTTGAATTCTTCTGATAGGTTTTCACCTTCAGTAAGTGCAGCTACGTCAGCAGATAAGTCTACCTCAATAGTTCTTTCTTCCTCTGTTTGAGGATCTTCGGCAATCACGTCACCTTCTGGTTCGTGTCCTGCTTTTACGTCACCCTTGTCACTAAATTCTGCCTTCTGTGCGGAAGCATCAGATGGTTTAGTTGTAGGTGCTTGGGCGTTTCCACCTGCGATAGTTTTGTATTTGTTACTATCATCATCTGGTTTGGAATTAAAAGGTGTAGGTCCACCTAAGTCTTGTACTCCACCGAGACTGCTACCATCAGCTCCTAATTTACCTTGAGGTTCTGCGGGCTTCGCTCCTGCGGTTACACTTGATTCATCCAGAGTTTTTTTGTTCTCTTCTGACATTAGAAGTCTCCTTGCGACAAAATGCGATTGCTATAGATTATTTAGACAACCAGATATTTACAGTGATGAAATATACTGGTTTAATGCGGAAAGTTTTACCTCTTCCATTTGATTTAGTGCAGCATTATCAATTCTTTTCTTGATTTGCTCCACTGTTTGCTCTTGAACGGCTCCATTATTATAGATCCATTCCTTACCTTCCATGATACCATTGACAAAAGCGTCAGGTGCGGAAGGATCAGCAACAATATCTGCTGCTGTGGCGAGCATAAAGTCATCCATGACGACTTTAATACCATCTTTTTCTCTTATGGTACCTAAACCACGTGATGATACACCTAGTTTGACACCTTCATCGATAAGATTCTTGGCAATGTTTCCCATTGGTGTATCCAATAGTCTTGCCTTACCAACATAGTTATTACCTTCTTGCTTAAGAGAAGTAATTAGATGTGACACTCTATCTAGGTTGATAGTTGGACCATCTGGGTGACCTAACTCACCAAGTGCACGTCCTTTTTCGATGTACTTTTGGTTGTAGTTAGCTGCTTCACGTTGTAAAGTCGAGATAGGATACATCCGACCATTGCGGTTTTTGATTTCGCCTTGCAAAAATACACCCTCGATAAAATGGTTTTTCTTACCATTCTTACCTTCGGTGATTGTTACCTTAGCGGTTTCAATTTCCTCCCTGATCAGTTTCATCTTTTGGTTCCTCGGTTTCGGTTTCAGTTTCAGCAGATGCTTCGGGTGCTGCATCCTCAGGTTGCTCGGTGTTTTCAGGACCGTCTTCCTGTGGTTTGAACATGGTTTTACCCAACTCTTTCTTCTGTGTCTCTATGGCATCTAATGCTTTATCATTCATACCTTGGACAACATAATCAGAAAGATCTTTCTTACCCGCAAACAATGCGTTTACGATATCTCTTGCTACATCTGTTGGCATAATGTTACTTATCAATATTACTATTTAGATATCTCCTTTTTTATAATCCGCAGGACTAATACCTAAGGTTGCGGGATCTGGTTCTGGAGGTTGTAATGCCATCTCCATCTGTTCTACTTCAAGTTTTTGAAGCTCAACAGGTGAAACTAACTTACCCTCTGCTATTTCTGCATCCATCTGTGCTTGAATCTCTTGGAATTCAACCTCAGTCTGACGTAATACATGCCTACGCATATATTCTATAGAGAAATATTTACCAGTTAGGGGATCCATCTGAGCGACTAGATTCATACGCTCATTCATGATCTCCTGCTCTTTCAACTCAGCAAAGTAGTTGTCAGCAATGAAATCAAACTGGATGTGCTCCTTAACTATGTCCCACTCATCAAGAGTTAGGACACCTTTAAGACAAACTTGTGTCTTAAGTAGGTCAAGGAATAGGTCAGAGAATCTCTTACGAAGTCTGGTTACAAACTTTTGGAATTTAACTTCATCACGTGTGATTTCTGCACTA